ATGAACACGGCGCCTGACCTCGACAACTATCTTTGGCAATCGCCACGTGCGCGCGACTTGGCGTATCGGTATTGGAATATTTGAGCTATGAGCACGTTAAATTTTGAGCCGTTTGCGCGTATCGAAGAGGTAGAGGCCCGCATTGAAGCGCTGGAAGCGGCGCTGCGCAAGATCGCAGACTATAGCGAGAACGGTGATTTTGGTCCCGCTTGGGACGAGATCGAAGAAGCCCGCAATATCGCCCGCGCCGCGCTCGATAAGGACGCAGGATAATGAATAATGATCATCTGACAGCGCCCATGTTGAGTGCCGCAATGGACGAGGTCATTCTCCTGCGCAACCGCATCGAGACGCTGGAGGCGGCGCTGCGCAAGATAGCCGGTTGGCCTTCTTCATGTGAGGAAGCTCGCGACATCGCCCGCGCCGCGCTCGATAAGGAATAACAGAACGCTGGCAACTGGCGCCCAGTTGCGAAATGGTGAAAATAGGAAACAGTGAAATGGCAAACATCTTTGGTTATCCCGAGAAGGTCAACGGCGCGGACTTCACCCCGCTTGTGAAGTACGACGCACGCGCCGGACGCTTTACCCGGATTGATCGCGTGCAGGATCAAGACGGAAATTTCGTCAGCGAGCCCGTCGATATCACCGCTGGCTTCAAATGCATCATGGATCTCGAGAATATCGAGACGGGCTGGATGCATTTCATGGCGGGCCAGGCGCCGCAGATGGTCTTGGTGAGGTTGGGCGAGCCGTACCCGGACCAGCCGTCGCAGGACTACAAGCCTGGCGTGCGGATCCTGGTCAAGCTGGAAAAATCGTGCGGCGGAGACGTCAGGGAGATCACCGGCAACAGCAAGGCCTTCATGGCGTCAATGGAGCACCTGATCCCGCTCTACGATAGTCAGAAGAAGAACAACGCCGGCAAACTGCCCGTCGTCGTCGTCGATCGCGTCATCCCGGTCAAGAGCGGCAAGGGAGCGCAAAGCTCGACCAACTACCACCCGGTGTTCAAGATATCCGGATGGGCTGCGCGTCCGGCCGATCTGGTGTTCGTGCCGAGGGCCTCGACGGCGTCGCACACCACGCCAGTGCCGCAGCCGCCATGGGTGGACCAGAACGCGCCGGCAGACTCGGCCGCCTCCGACGATTTTGGCTAGATTTCACTGTCATCGAGGTATCAAATAGAAAGCCGGGGGGAGCATGCCGTTCCCCCCGGCTTTTTCCCGTTCCTACCGCCAAAGCAGGAAGTCAGGTATTACAATGGATATATCAGATAGACCCCCAACAAGCAACATCCACCCGCTCCCGGTTCCCAATGCATCCGCAATGGCGGAGCACCTCGAGCACCTCTTTGGCGGCTATCTCGACGGGTTCCATGAGGGCTTGATCGAGCTGTCTTGGACGGACCACGTCCCCAATTCGGACGGAAGGTATCCCCTCCGCCACGCCGAGTTATTCGGCACTGACAGGCTCGACGAGCTGGTGGAGAAAGCGGTCAAATTAAACACTACTCCTCAGTGCAATGTGTATGTCGGCGCCGCGCTGCGCCGGCCGGAGACGCCGCCATTCGGCCGCGCCTCTGACAATGACGTGTGGGCGCTGACGTGCGGTTATGCGGATCTCGACGACCCCGGCGTGGCCGAGGCGGCTAAATCCGTCTATCTCGAGAACAAACCGACAATCATCGTTGTAACGGGCAGGGAGCCCTACAGGAGGGCCCAGCTGTGGTGGCGGCTCGAGGAGCCAGTCACCGACCACGGCGCCATCACGGCCCTTATACGGGGCATTGCGCAGGCTCTAAACGGGGATGTCACGGTCGCCAACCCCTCGAGGGTGATGCGGCTGGCCGGCTCGATCGCCTGGCCCGTCAAGCCTGGCAGGCAAGTAGAGCTAACCTACATCGCGCCCCTCAAGGAGCCTGGCCAGCGGGAATATTCTTTTGAGCATCTGGTCATTTTATTCCCCCCTATTCAAACGGACCATGCAGGACTGTCCGTTCCCTCAAATCAGGGGGAGAAAGTTAACACAGGGCCTATTTCACGTGAAATGGGGCCACTCGGCCCAGGCCGCGTCAATGACGGCCGCGACATTTACCTCACCAAAACCGTTGCCGCGGTGCTGATACAGCTGATCGGGGAGACTGGCGCCTGCCCTACGCCACAGCAGCTAATCGATGCCGTATGGCCGCAATACTCACGCAATACGGACCTTACCCGGCCAGGCAAAGGGCCGGAATTGGTGGTCGAGAAATGCAGCTACGCCATCAGGCGGTTCACCGAGGGTAAGATACAGGGATGCCGGAACCTCGACGAGGCCGTGGCCATCTACGCCAAGAAGGGGAGATCCGCGACATCCGCGACATTCCAGAGTAAATTCGTCACGCCAGAAGAACAAAGACAGCACAGTTCCGGCCCATTGGTTCTCACGGCAGAGCAATTCGTGGCCGGGTTTACCCCTCCGGCGTACCTGATCGACGGCATCCTGCAACGCGGATACCTATACTCCCTTACCGCCAGGACGGGGCACGGCAAGACGGCCGTCGCGATGTACATCGCCCAGTGCGTCGCCAGGGGGCAGATGATGCACGGCTGTCCGGTCCTTAAGGGCACTGTGCTGTTGCTTGCCGGCGAGAACCCGGACGATATCCGCGCCAGGTTCATGATCCTGGCCGATACCTACGGGTTTCACGCCGAGAGCCTGAAAATGCGGTTTGTGGCGGGCGTCGTTGATATCGCCAGCAGGATGCCGGAAATACGTGCCGCGGCCGCGGAGATCGATGACCTAGTACTCGTAATAGTCGATACCGCGGCGGCGTATTTCCCCGGCGATGACCAGAACAGCAACAGCCAGCAGGGCGCCTACGCCAGACTGCTGAGAGAGCTGACGTTCCTGCCCGGCAAGCCGTCGGTGATCGTGAACTGCCACCCTATCAAAAATGCAGCGCGGGATAACCTCCTTCCCATGGGAGGAAGTTCCTTCTTGAACGAGATCGACGGGAACTTGACGCTATGGAGCAACTCCGAAAAGCAAGTCACCATGCACTGGCAGGGCAAGTTCCGCGGGCCAGAGTTCAACCCCGTCAGCTTTGAAATTGCTGTCGGGCAGTCGGAGAGGGTCAAGGACGCCAAGGACAGGCGCATGCCCAACGCCGTCGCCAAGCCGCTCTCCGATGAGGACCTGGCGGCGGCAGAGGCGGAACAACAGACCGGAGAGGACAAGCTGCTGCGCCAGATTTACCGCAGCAACAGGGCGTCCCTGGCTGACCTGGCCGCCAGGATAGGTTCCAGCAAAAGCGCAGTCGGAAGAATGTGCATGAACCTAAAAAGCGACAGGCTAATTGAGATACATCGTGGCAGGTATCGCCTTACCGTAAAGGGCGAGAAGGAGATAGGAGTAGGAGGCAGAGACGACGATGAAAACACCAATTTTGGCTAGGAAACTACCGTCCCAGATGCCGTCTCACGCTAAGGTTCCATTTTATCAAAATCCCATCGTCCTATGGGGGTTGGACGATGCGGTACGATTTTTGATAAGTCTATGAAATCACCAGAAAAAATCGTCCCAGGACCCGTCCCACCCCCGACCCGAGGAGGGGTGGGCACGGCTCGTCCCGTCTCGTGCGTTAGCGTAGCGTTAGCGTACCCCAAAAACGAGAGCCGAAATGGCGAAAAGACAAACAAGGGAGCCAGATCATGAAATGGAGCTCAAGCCATGGAACCTACATCGCAGGCTGCGCCTCCCGCGACGGCGCCGACGCCATGGCGATCGACATGGAACGCAAGTGGGGCGCCGGCCGCCTCCGCCTCTTGGTGGATGTTGCGATGCGGGAGAAATTTGACCGCCAGCGCTACAAATACAATGCCGCTCTCTGGAACGCAGATCTGCCAACTCTCCAAGAGGAAGCGGCGCGCATGGTGATAGCCTACAACGCCCTAGATCGGGCTGCGGAGGCCGCTGGTGCGCTTAAGCTCGATCCCCGTGTCTGGGAGGCTACCCTGGCAGACGGCACTGTGCTGGCCCTGGTGCGCGATATGGCGGATGCGCACGCCGTTGTACAGGATGGCAGAAAGATGGTCGTCTTCGCGATCGGTGAAATAGTCGCCATGCTCGACAACTACCGCGAGGTCATCAAGGTCAAGGAAGCCATCCCAGGAACGACAGTCGAAACCATACGCCGCGATATAGAAGACCCCCTCGACGCCATCCGCGACGCCGTATCATTAAATGACAGCCTTGATGACATATTACCTCAGTACCTCACTTGATCAAGGAGATTAGGGAATATGAAAAAATTCCTAGAAAATAAAACAGAGCGTTTACTAACAGTGAAAACAACACGTAAAGAAGGACGGACAATAGATGCCACCATCCTTCGCGAAGGAATGCTGTATATGCTTGAATGTAGCGTAAATGGGGGCGAAACCTTTAATCTTGGCCCGTATGGGAATATTGTGGAGACTTTGAGAAATCTAGACTTGTTGCAGTTGAACCAGCTGGAAATCAGCCCCTAGACAACGGTTCCAGCAGGCGTATGCTCCCGTAACATAGCTAACAGAGGAGGGGCAATCCCCCTGATCAAGTGCCTGAGATCAAAGATCGAATATGGCTCGAGAGCCTGTGTCGGGCGTACACCGAGGCTAACATCAGAACATTGGCCGGTTGGGCTAATGGAAAAGACACAAACGATGATCTGAAATACAAAGCTATCATGGCCTTGATGGAGCGCGGTTGGGGAAGACCAAAGCAAGACCAAACGCACGAGGTCAAGGGCGAGATCAAAGTTGTGCTGCGACAAATGTTGGAGGATGACGACAATGCTTAAACTCTTTGCTATCACGCTCTCGCTTATCGCTCTCGCTGCTATTCCCGCGGACGCAGCAAAGAAGGCCGCTAAGAAACCTCCACCCCAATGCGAACCGTATGGTGACGAACCGCAGATGTGCGGCACAAAACGATGAGGTAAATCATGCTCGATCCAATGATGATCGATGTGCTTCGCAAATTAACAGAGGCCATCGACTTGTTGCGTATCGTCGTAGCCAACAACGCGCGCGCGGAAAACGAGCTCGAGCCGGTCAGCGTCGATGGCGATCACTACAATTGGACTAACACTAAGTTTCTAGACACGTATCTCGACGATATCGAACTCGGCCCAGGATATACCGTTCGCTTGCGTCAGATGTGTAAGTACTCGCGTTTTAGGATAAATGAGATGTCTGCGCCGTTTCAATTGCAAACAGTGCGCGACCTCGTGCAGCTGAGCGAAGCGCAGATCTTGCGTGAGCCCAACATCGGAAAGGCGTGCCTGCAACGTTACAAGGCAATGCTCGCCCCTCACGGCCTACATTTCGGAATGAGGTTTCCCCCGGTTAGAGTGGTGGCATGAACGAGCCGGCCAAATTCTATCTGCCGTACCAAGGATGGGCGCCTCGGCCGCATCAGAAAAATCTCTGGCGCTTTCTCATGCGCGACGGCAAACGCGCCGTCGCTGTATGGCACAGACGCGCAGGCAAGGACGAGGTCTGCTTGCACGCCACATCGCTGGCAATGATCAAGCGGCCGGCGAACTATGTGCATTTGTTACCAGAGTTTGCAATGGCGCGACGTGCGATATGGGAAAGCGTAAACCCGCATACAGGAAGGCGACGCATCGATGAGACTTTCCCGCAGCATCTCCGCGCTAACACCAACGAAGGCACCATGTTCATCCGTTACCACAACGGAGCAACATGGAGCGTTGCAGGATCAGACAGTATCGTGCAAGGAGGTAGTGGCCTCGGTTCAAGTGTTGCGGGTATTGTCTTCTCGGAAGCTGCTCTCGCGCGGCCGGAAGCGTGGGGCTTCTATAGACCCATCCTCGAGGAAAATGACGGCTGGGCGTGTTGGATCTCTACTCCCCGAGGACGCAATTATTTTCTACAACTCTACCAACATGCTGTTCGTACCCCCGGATGGTTCGCAGAGCATCTCCCAGCAACAGAAACTTTTGCCCTCACCGCAGAGGCGCTTGATGAAGCCAGAACAGAGCTGATCGATCTCTACGGAGAGGATCACGGCAACGCGCTGTTCGAACAGGAGATGATGTGCAGCTGGAACGCCTCGATTCAAATCGGCGCGTTCTACGCGCGAGAAATGCGCCAGGTGCGCATCGAGAACCGCATCATAGACTGCGAGCCGATCGCGGACGTGCCAGTGCATCGCTCTTGGGATCTGGGCATGTCCGATGATACGTCGGTGTGGTGGTTTCAACCGCAGCCATCAGGACAAGTGTTAATCCTAGATCACCTCGCTAACAACTCGGTATCATTGGAATGGTGGCGAGATGAGATATTCAAGCGCGAGAACGCTCGAGGATGGCTGCACGGCTACGATTACGTCCCTCATGACGCCAAGGTTAGAGAGCTTGGCACCGGACGAACGCGAGTTGAGACTATGTCAGCGCTTGGTCTTAGACCTATGCCGGCGCCCAACGCTAGTCTCCACGACGGAATTAACGCTGTTAGGCGAACTTTGCCTCTATGCGTATTTCACCCGCGCACTGAAGAGGGCGGCATCTCGGCGCTCGAGCAGTACAGGCGCGAATGGGACGACGAGCGCAAGTGCTTCAGAGCAACCGAGGTACACGATTGGGCCAGTCACCCCGCGGACAGCTTCCGATACTTCGCAATGTCCTGGCGGCCGGTGCCGATCAAGCGAGTAGAGAGGCCAAGGCGCGATGGTTGGTATCTGCCTCCTCCAGCGGAGAATAAACGCAGGGGGATTGTGTTATGAGGAGAGCAAACAAGAAAGGGTCCAAGATGAAAGAATTAACGAGAGCGCAGCTCCGAAAGGCGTTCGTTAAGACAGAGGCAAAGGTCAAGAAGCCGACGCAGCAGCAACAGGACATGCAGAGCATGATCACCGGCATTAACAGGCTGGACGCTCGCTATCTGTCGCTGTCCAATCAAACCGCATCCTTTGGTGCTGTGGTCAAGTCAGCGGTGGATACAATCGTTGCCGGGTCGGCACACGATCGCAAGAGTATAACGGAAGTTGTAGCGGTGCTATCGACCGATGTTGTTAGGCTGGAGGGCGCCATTAGAGAGTTGACCTCTCTCATCAACCGCAATGAGCGAGGCTTGAACAACTACGCGCACATCGGTGATCTGAACCACATACGCAAGACGCATCAGGTGTTGGCGAAGGCCGTCGTCCCGTTGCTGAAGAACGGAAGCACCGATCGTAAGGAACGGAAAAAGATCAAGGGAATAGCTAGAGATGGCTGAATATGACGCTGACAAACCGCCGATAGAAGATGACATTCGATCGGAGGATCACGAATACAACCCCGCGCTCGAGCCGCAAAGCGCCAAGGCGTGGCTGAATTTATTGAAGGAGAGCGAGGAAGCGTTCGAGGATTGGAATAAGCATTGCGACAACACCGATAGGCTATTCGCCAACCTTGAGGAGCTGTCCTCCACCAAGTTAGGCCGCACCAAGCAATATCAAATGTTTTGGGCCAATCTCGAGGTTATTAAGCCGGCGATCTACGCCAAGGCGCCCGTCCCCGTTGTAACACCAAAATTCAAGGACAGAAGGCCCGTCTATCAGCAAGCCTCCGAAGTGATGGAGCGCTGCTGCAACGTCGCATTCGACTTAACCCGTATCAATGATCTGATGCTGTTGGTGCGCGATGATCTGGCGCTGTACGGCCGCGGCGTTGCCTGGTGCCGGTATGAGAGCGGCAGCAAGGGCTACTACGACCATGAGAAGGTGTGCATCGACTTCAAGGGGCGGCGAGACTTCCTGCATTCGATCAGCCGCAACTGGCGGGAAGTTATGTGGGTCGCCGCGGCGAGCTACCTAACGCGATCGGAGGCGAGAGAGAGGTTCAAGGACTACAGCGGCGACGCCTATCAGGATTGCGAGTACCGCGTTGACAAAGAAAGCAAGAACGTAGGCGGCGCGGACAATCGAGAGCGTGCCAAATTCTGGGAAATTTGGCATAAAGGCTCACGCAGAGTGCTGTGGGTGTCCGAGGGCTGCGAGGACATTCTCGACGAGGACGAGCCGCATCTCGAGCTGCAAAACTTCTTTCCTTGCCCCAAGCCGGCCTATGGCACGATACAGCGCGGCAGCCTGGTGCCGGTGCCGGACAGCATGCAGTACCGAGACCAGCTCGACGAGATCAACGACCTAACAGCCAAGATCCACGCATTGAGCGAGATGCTCGTTTGCAAGGGGTTCTACCCCGCGGGAGGAGGCGAAGCGGCCGAGGCCATACAGACTGCGCTGGCGATGAACTCGCCTGGCACTGTGATTGTGCCAATCGCCAATTGGGCGGCGTTCGGCGCCAACAAAGAGCCGATCATGTGGATGCCGATCGAAATGATCAGCGCCACGATAACAGCGCTTGTTATGTTAAGAAAACAAATCATTGATGATATATATCAAATCACTGGTATGGCCGACATAATGAGGGGTGATACCGATCCTAACGAGACGTTAGGCGCCCAGCAACTCAAGACACAATACGGATCAAGCAGGATCAGAGACAAGCAACAGGAACTGGTGCGGTTGGCGCGTGATCTAGTCGAGGTAACGAGTGAAATCATAACGGAGAAGTTCGAGGAAAAGACCATCATTGAGATGTCGCAGACGCAATTGCCGACACAGAAAATGCAAGAGCAGAAAATGATGGGCGTGCAAGGTCAGTTGCAGCAACTGATGCAGCAAGCTCAAACGATGAAGCAGCAGGGGCCGCCCCCGCAGCAAGAAGCGCCTGATCCAACGCAGCCAGATCCGCAAGATCAGCAATTGGTGCAGCTAAACCAGCAGATTGAAAAGTGCGTGCTGGAAATGCAGCGGATACAGCACGAGCCGACAATTCAGCAAGTGCTCGAGCTCCTACAGAACAACCGCGTCAAGAGCTTCGTGCTCGATATCGAGACCGATAGCACGGTGATGGGCGACGAGGATGCGGAGAAGCAGCGCAGGACGGAATTTGTTGGCGTCCTTGGCGGGCTAATCCCACAACTTGGTCAGCTGATCCAAGCCGACCCGCAGTCCGCGGATATGTGCGGCAAGATCCTCAAGTTCGGCACAGCGCCGTTCAGGGTCGGCCGCGAGCTAGAAGGCTCGATCGACGAGTACGTCGAGCACGTCAAGGCAATGGGCGACCAGGGCAAGGCGGAAGATCCCACCACGGTGAACGCCAAGACCACGTTGCAGATTGAGCAAATGAAATTGGTTTACGCAAAGCAAAAGGACGACGCGGACAGGCAAGTTAAGATTGCGCAGATACAATCCCAGAATCAGGGCAAGATTGCAGACAACCAAATCGATGCCCAGGCTAAGCAGATGGAAGTACAGGGCCGACAGCAGGAGCACCGCGCCAAGATAGTACAGATACAACAGGACGGGGTGAACAAGCAGAGGGAGCACGAGCTCAAGCTGCGTGAGGCTGCGATGAAGGCTCAAACGGAGATGGCGAAGCATCAGGCCATGATGCAGCAGAGCTCGATGAAAGCCAACATGCAAGTACAAGCGCAAGCCGATCGGAGGGCTCAGCAGCAATTCAAAATGACCAACACGGGAGGGCTGCCGTAATGCCTATGGGCGCTCTCGCAAGCCAGGACGAATATGACGTCCCGCTCGAGCAATCGACCGGCGTAGGCTGGGCTAATCGCCTGGGCGAGATCCTCAATGTTCATCCGGAATATGACGAGACGGTGCAATACAGGACTGCGAGCCCGTTGGTGAACATCACCGAGGGCGACATTGGGCGCGCGACCGCGGCTGCAATGGGTGTGGCTGGCGGCGGATTAAAAACCGAGGTGCCGCCTGGAAGCATACTAAGCGGCATGAAGGTGACCAGCGATCGACCGTGGTACACGTCGTCAAAGGAGGCGTTTGAACAGCCGGTAGTGGCGGCGCCATTACCGCAGGCGCAAGGCGCCATACGGCCGAATACATTCGCCGACCCGAGGCTGCGCGCGAAGGCGGAGAAGATCTGGAACACGTATCCGCAGTATGCAGAGCAATATCCTGATGTAGGCCCGCCGGCATTGCGTGCGAAGATGCCTGATCCAAAGAACGAAGGTAAGTTTCTGTCCAAGGCGACAAAGGAGGAAGTGCCATACGCCACGCTGGAGGAGGCGTTGGCAAAGGACGCTGAGCCGGGATATTTCCTCGAGAAGAAGCTATTGCCCGAGGTCGAGAAATTTCAGAAGGATCGCAACATCGTCCAGCGTGACATGGAACTACACGGCTATACGCCGTATTTCGACCCGGCTAAGCGCGCTGACGTTACCGGCTATGGTCCGTTTGCGGACACGCGAACCGCGGCTAATCCAAAGACGGCCGCAACCACTGCCAAGTTCGACGAGATGTATGGCACGCCGGCAGCTCGAGCCAGGCTTCAAGCCGGCTACGAGAAGGGCGCGAGCATGCCCGATACCGATCGCTGGTATTTCATGAAGCAGCTCGAGAACGAGTACATCAAGGAGCTGGGACACGAGCGCGGCCGGGATGCGTTCGCCAAGGAGTTCGCGGGGATGATGGCCGCGACGACTGGTGGCGCCAGCCCGTACGATAATTTCCTGATGTCGCACTACGCCAATTACGTCAATAAGGCTAAGGAGAGATTGCCGGAGCGTGCGTATCAAATGCCGTTCCCGATCGGCGGTAGGTTCGCCAGCGGCAACATGGAGCAGGCGCAGAAATACATCGATCTCGGTCAATACGGGTTCAGTCCGGTCAAGAACCCCAAGCGTCACGATTTTCAGAACGCCTATTTGGGTGATGTAAATGCCGGCGTGATGGACGAGCAGATGTTTGGTGCTATCATGCCGGGGCAGACAATCCCGCAATGGTATGGCCCGGCAACACGTGTGCTGCACGAGGAGGCCGGCAAGATCGGCCACAACAGCGGCGGCGTGCGAGGAATGCAGGATGTCGCCTGGGCTGGGCTGAAGGCGCTCAAGACCGAGGCCGAAACCGGCAAGCCGTTCAGGTATGAAGGGCCGATGATCAACCAAATCAACAAGTCGATCGAAACAACGCACAGACTTACTGGCATGCCGCGTGAGGAGATTGTCAAGCGCGGCCTGATCTACAAGCAAATACCGATGTACGGCCTTGGCGGCGCGGCTGTAATGGGATCACTGGCCGCGCAGGATGACTACAGGTAATGAGGAGACCACCATGGCTCAAAGCGCACTGACAGTTACTCCACCAAGCCCGACGCCTCCGACCAATTTCAGTTGCACTGGAGTGACGGGGCCTAACCCGCCTAATTATTCCCGGCAGCATTACGCCAACCCGTTCAACATGACGGCGCGAACCGCCAACGGAGCCGGCGGCGTTCCACAATCGCCTTACGGCGTCAATCCTAACCCGCCGCCATACTTTGATGACGGGTCGGCCGGAGCCCTGATTACGTTCGCCGCCAACACCTCTGCGCTGGCCGGCGGCGTATCATCGACGGACGATAACCCCGCGCCTGGCGATGGAACGGTGCACGGCACGGTGGCTACCGCGGCCGGCGGCACGGACTTCAACCTTGTAAGAGGGACTTATCCTGGCGCAACCGCCGGCCTGGTGCCGGCATCGACCAGTGTCGCGCACGAAGGCGCAGGCACCGAGACCATTGCGACGTGGGGCGTAGCGCCTTGGGTGACCAACTCTGGAACATATACGGGCGTAGGCACGATCGTTGCCAATCCGGCCGGAACGCCTGTGATGGTTGGATGCGGCCCGGCGCTGAGTGCGGCCTCTATCCTGGCTGGACCCAATGCCACGCACGCCTCGAGCATGTCTCCTGCGACCAACCCTGCGCTGGTGTCGATCGGTCTTGGCTCGTCGGTGTCAGGCGCCGGCACAACGCTGTTGACGTGCACCGGGACTGCATTCACGCCGCAGTGCAGGATCTGGGTTAACAATGTCGAGCAGGCGACAACGTTTGTCAGTGCGACATCCCTTACCTCGACGATCGCCAAGAAGGCGCAGGCAGGCACGTGGCCGGTTGTGGTCAAGCTCGCAGGCGTTCAGATGGGCGTCACCTCCACCATCACTTGGACATGAGCCATGACACAGGATGAAGAGCTACGCAGCGAGAGCATCAACGAACCGCCGGGAAGCAACATCAAAGGGATTGTTCTCCCCGAGGGAGTAGGCAAGCCTGTCATCGCCTCGATCGAGCCGACCAGTTGCATGATAGGTGATCCGGATTTTACGTTGGACGTGACTGGCGAAGGATTTTACGGAGGCAGCATCATCTTCTTCGCCGGTCACGATGAGCCCACAACCTGGAACGAAGAGGAGAGCACGTTATCGACGGGGGTTAAGCCGTCGCTGTGGAGCTCGCCCACTGTGGTGCAGTGCCAGGTTAAGAATGGATCGCTCATCTCTGACCCCGTGGATTTTACGTTCGCCTCGGCTGGCTCTACCCGTAACGCCGATCCTGATGATCTCGAGGATGAAATAGCCGAGGCCCTCGATGAAGGCGACGCTAAGACTGCTCCCAAGAAAAGGAAACGCTGATGGGTATGCCGGTTGTCACGGTAGCATCAGGCGGCTTGCCGATCGTGGAGAGCACGGTTGGCGGCACGCCGGTCACCGAGGCTACGAACGGCCGTGGCGTGGCGGTGACGAAAGTCGTCGGCAAGCCGGGGATGCCGGTGGTGTTCGAGACGATTGGGATAGTCGCTGTGCCGACGACATGGAACCCCTCCGACAAGTCAGCTAATTTTAACTTGAGTGCGGGAAATCTGACGGCTGCTAGCACAAGTGGGGCAGGTGGTGGCGTTAGAGGCATTAACGGACGCACAAGTGCAAAAATTTATTTCGAGATTTTGTATGTGTCCGTTGCAGGCGGGGCCTCATCTGCCGCCGGCATAGCGTTGTCGAGCGCTGATCTGGCGCTCTGGATGGGTAATGGTTTAGGCGGAATTTGTATTTTCGATAACGGCGGGATATTTCGAAATGGCGCTAGTGTAGGTGTCAATGTTGGTTCGGTTACTGCGAGTAAACGACACTGCATTGCCGTTGATATGACTGCAAAACGGTTCTGGGCGCGGGTCGATGCCGGCATTTGGAACGCATCTGCTGGTAACGATCCGGCGACTGGCGTTGGCGGTATTGATATTTCCGCGGTGTTCACTGCGGGGTTGAATGCGTTCCCAGCTTATGGGGCGTCGTTTAGTGGCAATAGCTGCACCGCTAATTTCGGCGCGACGGCGTTCGCTCAGACAATACCTTCCGGTTTCGTTTCTTGGAATGCGGGATCATAGCATGACACCATTAGAAACCACTCCCGACAGCATCAACGAGCCGCAAACGTTTGCGTATCCGTCGGAGACGCCGCCGAGCATCAATCAGCCCCCGAGTGCTGGCTTTGCACCAGGTGGTGTTGCCGGTGCGGATTTGTGGTTGTCTGCGGATACCTACAACGCCACGTCGGGGACGTGGGCGGCCGTGACGGGTCAGTCGTTTACGCAAGCCGGCGCCGGGAAGCCGACGTTGGTCGCCTCCGGTCTCAACAGCAAGCCAGTTGTGCGGTTCAATGGCACGCAATTTCTAACGGGCAACTACAAATTCACGGATGCCTACTTCACTGTGTTCATTGTCTGCCGTCAGACCACGATGGTTGATTTCGCAACATGGTTCTGCGAGCAGAATGGATCAGCGAATGGCACCTTTGGTTTCTGCGTCGGGACTGCGGCGCAGGGACGCAAGCATGGTATAGGCAAGTTTGGTGTCACTACCAGTTTAACAAACAGCGTCAGCGTCATCAATGTTTGGGACCTTCTCACCTATAGGTCTGTAGGCACAGCCAACGCAAATCAACTTGACAGTACGGGAATAAACAACGGCCTGGTCGAGTGTCTTCTCAGACAGAATGGAGCGTTTGCGGGTGGCGGCGGCAACGGACCAGGCTGTGGCGCCAACGGGTTCCCCATGACACCGCCTGGCGTGTGTTGTATTGGCGCTTCGCAAAATGGCACAGGCAATTTGATCATTGGCGATATTGCCGAAATCATTGTTTACAAGCAATGCTTGGCTAACATCGATATTGTTAACGTCGAGGCTTATTTGGCGAGCAAGTACGCGTTGACTGTTACGCGAAGGCCCAAGTATGCCGCCGAGGCGTTCGATGGCTGGACGGTTAACACCGCAACTGACATGATCCTCGACAAAGGCGCGCCTGGTTCGTTTGATGCTAATGCAGCGTATGGTCCATCGTTTATTTACGACGGTGGAGTTTATTACATGGTCTATGCGGGCCTCGATGCGGCTAACGTCAATGCGATCGGACTTGCTACCGGGCCGTCACTGAGAAGTCTTACCAAGTACGGAAGGATTTTGCAGAAGTCTGGGGCAGGCTGGGATAGCGCATACATCTCTGGCGATCGTCTGTTTAAAGATCCTGTGTCTGGTAAATGGTTTCTGTTTTATTTCGGAAGCAACGCGCCAGGGTTCGAGCAGCCGCCGGCACACATCGGTGTGTCTGGCCCACAGAACACGCCGTACGGTCCCTGGACCAACGCGGCAGGGCCAATCATAACCACGGGTGGCGTGGGGGCATGGGACGAGATCATCCTGTATCGTCCATACGTATTTTATAAAGCGCCTACGTATTACCTGTACTACAACGCACATGGCACTGGCGCTCCCGCGCCGGAAAAGATTGGGCTCGCCACCGCAACGGCCATCGCTGGTCCCTGGACCAAGCACGCATCCAATCCAATCATCTCGCCAGTAGGCGGCACCGATGCCAGTCGCATTGGTGACGGCGTTGTTCTCGAGATCGACCCCGGCAAATATGTGATGCATTATTTTGGCGGCGCCAACCCGTCCGTTGGCGAAGTCTATTTGGCAGAGAGCACCGACTTGGTTGCGTGGACGAAATACACGGGCGGCATCTATGTGCGTGTGCCGGGGATGCCGAATTGCGTTCGTCTTGATGTTAGTTTAGTCAATGGTGTTTATGAGGGCGCCTGTGATGACGGTGACGTCGCCGCCGGCAAGGGGCACACGTTCGTGGCAACACTGAAGTATGGGCCATGATAGAGCTCATCGAGATCGAGCCTGGCAAGTGGCGGGTGAAGCGGGAGCAACCGCAACCGCCGCGATCGGACTTACCATTGCCGTATGTGATAAGCGATACCATGCCGGAGACGGAGCAAGTAGACGGCCGATTTTATACCAGTAAGCGCGCGTTCAGGGCGGTGGGGAGACAATTAGGGCTAACCGAGGTAGGCGACCAGAAAATGGGTCCAAAGGTGCGCTCGACGGATTTGCCGGAGACAAAGGCAACCCGCCGGCAGGCAATTCGCAAGGCCGCGGAGAGGGTCCGCGCCGGAGATACCCGAGGACACTGAAATGAGCGACACGACGGTTACGACTGCCCCGCCGGCACCCGCGCCTGCGCAGGGCGAGGTTCCCATTCCCACGAACCAAATCAGCCCCTCCAACCCGGTCGGCTCCCAGGCGCCTCCGGCGCCGGAAGGCGAGCACCGCCCCATCAAGGCGTCTCTGAAGGAGGCCTACGACAGGGCGGTTAATCCTAACGCCAAACGGCCAGAGAAGCCCGCTCCGCGCGCTGCGGAGGCTAAGGCTGGCCACAACCAGCCCCCCGAGGAAACGCCTAAGCTGAACCTCCGGAAGCGGCCGGATGAGCAACAGGAATTGCCGTTGCGTGGCGAAAGGGGGCAGTTCGCGCCAAGAACACAGCAGGCACAGGTTCGCAACCCGCAGGAACAGAATAGGAACAACGGTCAGCAACCGCCGCAGGGGCAGGCGCAGCAACAGGTCAGGGTGCAGTCTGGGGCGTTTCGGGAGCCTCCGACCCGGATTGCCGAGCACGCCAAGCGCGAGTGGCACATGGTGCCGGAGAGCGTCCGCGGCGAGGTCAAGCGATTATATGATGAATTTGGAAAGGCTTACAGCTTTTACAAGAAGGACTACGAAGACTTCAAGCCGGTAAAGAAATACCATCAACTCGCTCAGCAGCACGGGACGACGCTGGAAAAGGCGCTCGATAATTACATCGGGATTGAGGAGAAGCTCAGAAAAGATCCAATTGGCGGCCTGGACACGATCGTCAATAACCTCGGCCTGGTGGACCCCGAGACAGGGCAGCGCCTGGGGTTACGTGACGTCGCTTATTCGGTGCTATCCCAGACCCCGGAGCAGTTACGCCAGATCCAACAAAGCAATGCTATGCAGGCGTCAACCGCTCAAATCGGAGCGTTACATCAGAAGATAGAAAGACTTGAAAACGAATCCAGACAGATGCACTATAACCAACAGTTCACGTACACTCGCAGCGCCATCGACCAGTTCGCTGTCGCTCACCCGAGGTTAGATGAACTCGGTGATATCATCGAAGCAGAGCTTAAATTAGGCTTCGATCTTCCCACCGCGTACCGTAGGGCGGATATGTTACGGCCCGCCACCCGCGCCGCTCAGACCGGCAATAGTACCCCATCGGCTCAGACCCGGACCCCCGATCGCTCGATCTCCGGTTCTCCAGACGTGGCTCCCTCAAACGGAGCGTCGAGGAGGAAGGAACCCAGCGGATCACCACGCGAGGCGGCTCGTAACGCGATTGCGCGTTTCAATGGGCACGCCTGAACTCTGACCCTAATGTGGAGCGGCTATAATGCCTAACATTACGACTAACGCAGCATACCAACAAATCCTTAGCATGGCGCTCGAGGATCGATCGTCCGGCTACCAGGATCTCGTCAGTAACAACAACGCACTCCTTGCGGTTATGAAACGCAAGGGGCTCTGGAAGACATACAGTGGACCTAAAATTCGTGAGACATTACAGATAGGTAAGCAAAATGCTCAGTGGTATTCTGGATACGATCAGCTGCTGAACCCGGCACTCGATTTATTCAATGACGCTTTCTGGGACCCTAAACAAGTAGTGGTGCCTGTGATTTTGAGCCTCCAAGAAATTTTGAACAATGAGGGCGAAGCACAACTTCTCGATGTTTTCGAACAGTATATATCGGCGGCCGAGCGTGCCCTGGAAGACGCAATGGATGCCGGGATCTATAGCGATGGTACTGCAAATGGTAATAAACAAATCACTGGACTTGCAGCTGCCATTCCCGTCGTAACCAACTCCGGCACATATGGCGGCATCAACCGCGGCACTGCCACGATTTGGCAGACGGCAACGTTTGATGCGCATTCGTTCCTGGCCGGCGCGACACAGGTTACATCGACAACGATCAGGCCTATGCTCAACGCCATCATGACGCGGCAGTCCAGGGGCCGCGACTTCGCCGATCTTCTCATCATGAGCCCAGAGCACTACGCGGCCTATGATGCGGCGACTGTTCTCATACAGCGCCAAACCAACGAGACGTCCCTCGGCAAACTCGGTTTCTCGGCGCTCGAATATATCGGTGGCGGCAAGCGAGCGGAGATCGTGCTCGACGGCGGCATCGGAAGTAACATGCCGGCCAACACGACGTTCGGTATCAACACCGACACGTTTAGGATGCGTTACCATCCCAACAGGAATTTTGATAAGCTGTTTGATGGTGATGGTATGATGCCAATTGACAAGGACGCCATCGCTCAGTTCGTGGGGTGGATGGGCGAACTTACCCAAGTAAACCCTTTATTCAACTGGCGTTTTTACGATTCAGTTCCTGCATCGTAAGGAGAGAAAAATGGCAAAGAAACCGCCTAAAAAACCAAAGCCGAAGCCAATGGAAAAACCTGGCTGTTAATACCGTTCTAGTTGCATGGTTTGGCTGGACCCCTTTCCCATGTGATTAGGAGATGGGAGTGTACGAGAAGCTAATGAGCTACGTGCACTCCCGTTAATGCCCGGACCCGCTGCCGCCCATAGCAAACCCCCTATCCAAGTGGCGGGTCCGGGTTTTGTCAAACAATGGAGATGTAGATGGCCTACCGCGGCAATCCTGACGATGCGCTCGTTGTGATTTTCAAACACCATCCCAAGGAAAATGAATTGCTGACCCGCGAAGAGGGGCGTCCGATTTTCGACGACGAAGAGGTTTGTGAAGTTCGAGCGCCTGGCAGTCGCGACGTCAAAGTCTTTCCTGCGAACTTCTTCTCACGATGGGTGGATGATCCCGAAACTGGGCGGCCGGTCAAGCAGAGCTACGCTGAGCGGTTCAGCTACCAATACATCCAATTTAAGAAGCAGGCGACGCAGACCAAAATCGGAACGCCGCTTGAGCACGCACCGTTCCTGACCGAGGGCAAGCGTGCGGAGCTCAAGGCGCAGAACGTCTACACCGTGGAGGCGCTCGCCATCATCGAGGGCAACGAGCTCAAGAACCTCGGCCCTGGCGGCCGTGACCTTAAGAACCAAGCGGAAGCATACATCGAGGAGAGTAAATCATCCGCGCCCAACAAGCAGATGGTGGCAGAGCTCGAGGCATTGAAGGCGCGCAATGCTATCCTCGAGGAGGACGTGCATGTGCTCAAGGCCAAAAAGAAAAGTGATGAGGCTGAATTTGAAAATATGTCGGATGAGCAATTGCGAGAGTTCATCAAGACAAACACGGGCTCCGGCCCAGTAGGGCAGCCGGCTCGTAAGACCCTGGTGCGAATGGCAATGGAGTGTCGCGTTGACGAGAAAGTAGCCTGACATGACGCTGCTGTCAGTTGTTAGGGATGTCTGCGCGGTGGTTGGCGTTCAGATGCCTACCAGCGTGTTCGCTAACATTGATACCAACCGCACCATGGCTGAAATGCTGTCTTTGGCTAACGAGATGGCGCAAACGATCGCCTATGATGGGCGAGACTGGACGTTGCTTAGGAAGATTGGAGCGGTCGCTGGCGACGACGTAACTACAGGGTTTAGCCTGCCGGCCGATTACCAGAGGTTCCTGCTGACATCAAATGTATGGCGCTCCTCGTCAACGCAAACGCCCATGCAATTCATTTCAGATACCGACCAGTGGGCGAACCGTAGGATGTCTGGCAATACCAACTGGATGTCTATTGGCAGTTGGGGAGAGTGGACCATCCTCGGCGGTCTACTGCACATCTTCCCCCCGTTGACTGTGACTGAAAAAGCCTACTTCGCCTATTTGAATAAGAATTGCATCGATCTGAAAGGCGGCGGCCATGGCGACGTGTTCATGGATGACGCTGACAGCTTTTCCTTGGACGAGCGCGTTTTGAAATTAGGTATGATCTGGCGCTGGAAAGCGCAGAAAGGATCAGCCTACACCGAGGATCTGGGCACTTATGGTGATGCACTCGCCAATGTGTCCGCACGTGACAGTCCGGCGCCCATCCTCCTCCCGCGGACTGTAAATATTGGCATCTGGGGGAAGCGCTATGGCAGTTTCTAGCCGCCAGGTAATGCCGGATACCGCCGCGTTTAACGTCGCGCTGGAGGGTCCTGCGGGCGTGCAGGGACCGCCTGGCACGCAAGGACCGCAGGGCGTAAAGGGCGATACAGGCCCGCAGGGCGTAAAGGGCGACAAGGGGGATACTGGAGACACCGGACCGCCGGGCGCGTCAGGCTCCGGCTCCGGAGATGTGGCTGGCCCAGCTGGCGCAGTTGCGGATCGTATCGCAGTCTACAATGGCGCTACTGGCAAAGTGATCAAGGATGGTGGCCGCACGATCGCCGAGTTGGCGCTGCTGGCTTCGCCGACGTTCACGGGTGATCCGAAGGCGCCGACACCGACTGCTGGCGACAATGACACGTCCGTTGCCACTACTGCTTTCGTCACCACGGCTGTAGCGAGTGTTGCGCCTCCCGCGGCAGGCAGCGTTACCTTTACGCCAGCGGGCAACATCGCGGCTACCAACGTACAGACAGCGCTCGTCGAGCTCGACAACGAGAAAGTCGCCAAGGCCGGCGACATCATGAGTGGCGCGCTGCGGACTGGCACAGCGTTCCCGGTAACGCCTTATACCTCGACGATCAGCGCCAATAATTTCTCGGCGGACAACGCCATTGGGTTCAATGCGTTTGTCAATTCTGCGGGCACTGGCTGGGTTGCCCAGAACGCCGGCTATGGCGCCACGATCTCACAGGCATCCGGCACCGGGCAGATTATTTTCTCGACGACGACAGCTTCTGTCGCTGCTGGTGCGGCCTACACGCTCGCTACGACAGCGACGCTTGATCGTACAGGTGGTTTCAACCCTAAGTGGGTCAATATCACTTCCGCTGACAGTTTCTCGACGTACAATATTCTCAGTACTGACACGCCCGGCGCGAATTTCGGATTTGGCGTACAGGGCGGTTACATGGCGTTCAACGAACAAGGCAACGGGTATAACTGGTACGGGTCTGGCGCGTCGAGAATGCAATTAGCCCACGGCGGTGGGCTCACTGTTGTCCAGCCGGCTACTATTACAAACGTAGCGTTGTCCGTTGTCGGGGCGACAAACGCTCTCTGCGCTGATTTCAGGAGCAACACTACCGGCACTGCGGCCCTCATCGGCTGGTGTTATACGGTTGTTCATTACGGCCGTGTCGGCCATGAGGCCTCTGGCACCAAATATAGCTTCTGGGGCAGCACGGGCGCGTTCCTGAACGCCGGGACCTGGGCCACCTCTGACGCCCGCGTCAAGAATGTTACTCGCACGCTCGACCCTGTCGCGGCGTTGATGGCGGTTAACGCGCTTCAGGTGAACGAGTTCACGCCGGCATCGCCAGCTGCAAAATCGATATTCTTCGGCCGCGAAGATGTCGAGAATGACACGCTGTACGGTTGGAACGCCCAAGAAGTCGAAGCGGTGATCCCAATTGCGGTGCGCGACGTCGCGTTGTCGAAAGACGATCAGATTACGCGCGCGGCGCTAAAGTCCGTTCCGATGCCTGAACAAGACAGCAAGGAGGCCGAAGCGCTTGGCGAAGGAGACATGAGCATCAAAGCAATCAATGACAGGTACATGCTGACTGTACTGTGGGCGGCAGTACAGCGGCTATCGGCCGAAATTGAATTGTTAAAGGCAACGTAAGATGGGCTCAGCATACGCCAATTACAAACGTGCCTCGATGCCGCCACAGCTGGTGCAGAAGTACGAGCCAATCACATTTCCGGCGCCAACCCGCGGATTGATGCTGGCCGACAACGAGGCTTTCCAACAGCCCGGCGGTGCGGTGGTGATGGACAATTGGAAACCGACACTGCGCGGTTGCAGCCTGCGCGGCGGCTGCGTGCGCTGGGCGACCTTGCCTGAGACCACGCCGGTTATTTCCGCTTTCGAGTACGCTTCAGGAAACAACCAACAGATGTTCGCGGCTAACGCCACCAAGCTATACAACGTGACGGCTGGCGGCTCGCCAACGTTAGTCAAGTCGGGACAAACATCCGGTAATTACGCCGCCTCGCAACTGGCTAATCAGGGCGGTGATTATCTGATTGCGGTGAACGACGCCGGCAATGATGTTTTGCGTTATGACGGCACAAATTGGATAACACTAACTTATACAGTTCCGACAAACTGGGCCACGAGTACTTTCTACGCCGTTGGCGCCAGGGCGACGGATACCGCCGATAACACCCACTGGAAAGTAGCTCCTACACACGCCCACACTAGTGCCGCCGCGGGGACGTTTCTCGCCGATCGCAGTGCACATCCGGGGTATTGGGTGGAGGATACGGCGTCTGACGACATCCCTTGGATTACCGGACCCGCAACCTCAAAAGTCGTCAACGGCAAAAACCTCGTTTACGTCAACAAGTATCGCAATCGCCTGTTTTTCATTGAGGCGACCTCGATGAACGCCTGGTACCTACCGCCTAATTCGGTGGGCGGTCAGTTGCAGATGATTCCGCTTTCAGGCGCAGCCACCCGAGGCGGGAAGTTATTGTTTTGTGCAACCTGGAGTTTAGATGCCGGCGACGGTGTGGATGACAAGCTGGTCTTCGCGACAGACCTCGGCGAGCTCCTCATATTCACGGGTGGCGATCCCTCGAGCGCCGCCAACTGGCGCCAGGAAGGCCGCTATCAGATCAGTCCGCCGATGGGGATGAACGCATGGGTGCAGTTGGGTGGCGAGCTTCTGATACTCACCACGTCCGGCATCATCCCTGTCAGCGCCTCCATTACCAAAGGGCCTGAAGAGCTCGAGCTCGCCGCCATCACACGCAACATCCGCGAGATGTGGCGCGATGAAGTTAGCGCCAAGCGGCAATGGTCTTGGACGGCGTGCAATTGGGAGGAATATGGAGGAGCATTTGTCACCTGGCCGGGCGGCGCGCCAGGTAAACGTTATTGCGGCGTAGTCAACGCTTCGACTGGCGCCTGGTGTCGTTTTGTTGGTTATGACGCGACGTGTTTTATTCGCATGCGCTCAGACATGTTTTTCGGCACCCAGGACGGCAAGATCATGCAGGCCGATCGCACTGGCTACGATGACGGTGTGCCCTACCTGGCGACGCTGGTTGGCGGCTGGGAAGTGTTTCAGTCACCAGGCCAGACCATCACGTGGCGGCAGGCGCGAGCTTCGTTCACGGCGGCCCAGGGCCAGCCATTCCAGCCGCAACTATCGGGCACAACGGACTACAATGTCACGCTGCCGCAGCCGCCGCCGGCAGGACCAGATCCTGGCATCGCCGACGTCTGGGATCAGGGTCACTGGGGGCCTAACATGGGTCCGGTACAGCCGGCGGCGTGGAAAAACAACACTGCGTACACGGTTGGGCAACAGGTCTATGAGCCTGGAACAACCACTCGTTCTTCAATCAACGAAAATTTCGATGCGTGGCCGGGTGACACATCTTCGGACGGCTTGTGGATGAAGTCCGATTGGACGTCAGTCGGAAACGATATGGACCCATTGCGGGCAGTGGTTTCAGGCGGCCTACTCAACCTCACCAGCACGACCAGTTCGGCTCCATTGCAGGGCGCGGAGGTGCAAACTACGCGCGGTTATGGCTACGGCCGTTATGAATGTCGCATGAAGGTCTCCCCCGCCAATGCGGGGGTTGCTAGCTTCTTCTTGTATGGCGTGGGTAGCGGCATTCCAGAATTTGATATGGAGTTTTTGCTTAACGAGCAGCAGATACTCCACGTCACTAATCATCCGGAAGTTGGCGAAACGATCGTTCCGTTATTTTTTGATCCCACCGCGGCGTTTCACACCTACGCGATTAATTGGATTCCGGGTCCTGACCCTGGCACTGCCACAGTGCAGAATTTTGTCGATGGGCAGATGGTTGCCACCCAGACCAGCCCGAATTTTTTGCCTCCGACTGGCGGCTGTTTAATCATGATGAACGTGTGGAGTGGCGAGCCTGATTTTGGTGGCGGGCCACCTTCCACCAACGCGACAACACAATATGACTGGGTTCGTTTTACCCCGTTCGTTAGTTCGCCGCCACCTCCCAACAATTCACTGTGGTCGCTCTGGACTGTTGCCACTAATCACACCAGTGCGGCAACGGGGATGTTTGGGGACGACCGTGCGGATCACCCGACTTACTGGACAGCGGCCGGGACGTTTCCGCCGCCGCCAGTGCCGACTGCACCGGAGCGCGTTGCTTACGCGCAGTGGGACCAGCACTACGCCAGCCACGGCCCGGTTCGCAACACGATGTGGGTCAGCATTGGCGTCACCGGGTTCTCGCATGCGCCGATCGTGCAAGTGATGGTCGCGCAGAACGCCAAGCCTAATGTGGATCTGATCGCAATTTCCGCTCTCTTTGAGCGAGCGGGGATGAACGTGTAGAGGGCCTTACGATGGCACTGTCAGCCTATGATGAGCGCCTGTTCGAGGACGATCCGCGCTGGACGCCGACAGAACGGGATGCAGCGCTGGCGCAGCGCAACGCTATCGCTACGGCAATCTTGCGCAATAACGCGCAACAGCGTCCGAGTTATACATCACAGCTGCCACCCTATGGCGGCGGCTATGGCACGCTTGCGGGCGATCCTGGCTATGGTGCGCCTACTGGCACACCTACCGGCACACCTACTGGCCCGACAACTGGCGCGCCCGCTGGCCCAACTACCGGCGCGCCTACTGGCCCCGGTCACGGCCCGTCCACAGGTCCCAGCCCATCCCCAGGCACACCCTCTGGAAAGGGCGGCATTGGCTCCGACGCCGCGGCGGCGCCTGGTCCAGCTTCAAGTCCCACAGGTGCGCACGCCAGTGCAGCGGCTACTCTTGCCGAACAAGCCGAACATTCCAGTATCACGCAGCCAGGCTTAGTCGGGCCGGAAGCGCATACAAGTGAAACAGCACAGTCACCATTGGCCGGGCTGACCGCACATGGCCAATTGGCCAACCAAACCCAAAGTCAGGCCTTGGCAGAGGCGATGCAGCAAGGTTTGGTTGCGTCTCCTACCCAGCAGAGTGTTGCACCTGACAAATCTCCACCTTCAGTCTTTGGTGAGCCTCCCACCGACTTAACACCAAATGTTACAATGGAGGGAAGAACTCCGACAAAGGCCGATATGGCGACGATCGCGCAAAATTTAGCTGCGATTGCCACGGTTAATTTGGGCAAAACCAATCCAAATAATCCGTTTGCTACGCCAGAAGCCCCACCAGCCCCCATGAATCTTACTCAGGAAGCGCCGGAAGATCCCGCCGTCACAGCGATTAATAATGCCGTCAACCAAGCCATGCAGAAGGGCTACCAAAAGGGAGAGCCCACGGCCGAAGAAGACGCCGCCGCATTGGCTGCTGCCAATGCCCAAGCCGTGCAAAAAGGCTACATGACACAGGAGGGCGTGCCTACTCAAAATACCACGTCTCAGTCGCTATCGAGCCTAGGATTTACCGCCCCCGGCGTGCATGGGTTCACCGGCTTTTCGCCAAGTCCCGCTAATGCGGTTGGCAAGGGCAGTGTCAACGCTAACCAGGGATTTACCTCGCTCGGCAAGGGCGACCCTGACAATCCGACGCCTACTACGACGCCCAGCGACCCGGACAATCCGGCGGTAGTGGCCGATACCTCCATGACGGAAGCTGCCCAGCACGGTTTCCCCAAGGGGGAAGTAACCGTGAGCCCCATATCGCCGGTCACGCCTACGCCAATGGCGCCCCCGATGTCGCCGGTCGATCCGTTCGCGCCAACGATTAATACCCCTGACCCATTTGGCCAAGTAACGACGTCGCCCACGCCTACTTCACTCTCCCCTGCCCATGCAGCGCTTGCCGCGGCGATCGCTCAGCATGGCCCAGTAGGGCCCCTCGGTCATCCCTCGGCCGTCACTGCACCGGACCAGACTGCCCCGGACCCCACCGGCCTACAGTCAGATCCAGGGCTCCAGGCGCAGATGTCCGACGCTGCCGCGGCACTGGCCGCGGATGTCGGCACTGCGCCGGCTCCTACAACAACAACGACAGGGCTCACCCAGTCGCAATCGGACCAGGCCGCGGCACTGGCCGCGGATGTCGGTATATCGCCGGCCGCTGCTGCGGCGGCTCTTGGGTTTGGCAAGGGGGCGCCCGCAACAGCGCCCACAGCACCGGCAGCGCCCACAGCACCGACAGCGGTGGCCCCGCTCGGCTATGCACCCGCAGAAAAGGGCGAACCGACTGAGGCCGAGGCAGCTATCAATACAGCCGTCAATGCAACCCTTGGCAAGGCGGCGCCGCAGACTGCGGTGACCCAGGTATCTCAGGTGGCGCCGACGCCGACGACGGAGGTGCCTGCGGTTAATATCGAAAGCCAACCGGCTCTCGTCGCCGATCCAACTGAGCAGTCCACGGTCGATGCCGCGATCGCCCAGAGCTTGGGTCTGAGCCCGACGCAAGGACCAACCCAGGGCTTTAGCCTTGGATTTGGACTTGGCAATGCGGCGAGCAGTGGCAACCAAGGCGGGGTGGCTACAGGGCCCGCCGCGGGCTTGGGCGGAGCTCTTGGCGGCGCTCCGGGCGGGGATGCCGGCGGCGACAGCGGCGGCCTTGGCGGCGGCGGGGGCGGTAGCGGCGCAGGCGTAGGCGACGGCGGCCTCGGCGGGCCGGGTGGTCCAGGCAGTGGTGGCGGCCAGGGTGGCCTTGGTGGTGGCACCGGCAGCGCTGGCGTTGGTCCAGGCATTGGGTTTGGCGGCAGCGCAGGCGACAGCAGCGGAGGCCTCGGCGGCCCAGCCGGCGGCGTCAGCGGCACCAGCGGGCAAGGCGTCAGTGTCGGTGCCCCCGGCGAAGGCGCCTCTCCTGGCGGCTTTGGCGAAGGCGCGGCCGGCATTGCAGGCGTATCGGGCGCAGGCGCCCTTGGTGGCGGTATTGGTATTGGCGGCCTTGGTGGCGGTATCGGAGATGGCAGTTCCACTGGCGGCGCCCTCGGTGGCGGCATCGGCGGCAGTGAAGGTGGCGGTATCGGTGCCGGCCTTGGCGGCGGCCCAGGGTGGTAACCATGATTGATTATGTCTATGGCCACGATAGAACCGTTGCGAACTTCGTCTCGCAGCTGATCCTGCCATGTCGCGGACGCGATTTTGGGAATTGTTCGGCAATCGGCGTCATCGACAACGACGGTAAGCTAATCGCCGGCATCGTCTACCACAACTATGACGTCGATGCTGGCGTCATCGAGACGTCGGTGGCGGCGCTTCCTGGTAAGAATTGGTACACGCGAGAAACCATCCGGCGCATGTACCAATACCCGTTTATCCAACTCCGTTGCCAGATGACCATCATGCGGGTGCCGGCAGACAATGTTAGATTAGTGCGGATTGCCAAAGCGCTGAACTACCAGCTTGTCACTATACCGAGGTTGCTGGGTCGCAATCGGGACGCTGTGATTGGATTACTGACCTACGAGAGATGGGCCAACAACAAGTTCAATCAACGCTATCGTCACCACATCGTCGAGCCGATCGAGGAGGCCGCCTGATGCCCAAGAGAGTAACGATGGCGGAAGCCAACTACGGTAAAGGTAGTCCAGTCGAGTGTTGCGGCATTTGCAAATACTATCAAGGACACCATCGTTGTTCGCAAGTGATGGGTAACATTAGCCCCTACGGACTGTCGGATGTATTTGCGGCCGACAACAATCCGTTTGGCAGAACGATCACCGATCAGGAAAAGATGCAAATCAGAGCGATGGCTGCGAGGTAGACATGCCCATTTCCCCAGGCCCCAATAACCAAGGCTACCTCGATCCTTCCGCTAACAACCAGCGCAATAACATCACCAGCGCGTTGATGAACGTCGCTGCGCCTCCGCCGCAGATGGGCGCGCCTGGAATGGCGCCGGCACTGTCGGCGGGTGGCGTGCCGCCGCAGATGCCAATGCCGCAGATGCCGCCACCAGGAACGGGTATGCCGCAACTCAGTCAGCCCATGCCGGGCATGCCAAACACGGGCATGCCGACGCCTGGCATGCCGCCCCCTAATGTCCCGCTGTCGCCTGGCGTGCCGCCAATTCCGCCGCAACCGGGCATGCCGCCGCCGAGGTACTAGGCCATGAGCTTTCTGTTCGGAGATCCACCAACCCCACCTAATCCGATCGACACCGCGCGAGCGGCGACGGGCACCAATGTCGGCACGGCCGTCGCCAACGCCAACCTGCAAAACATCAATCAGGTAACGCCAGGCGGCAATCTCACCTACTCCAACAGTGGCGAGTATTCCTGGGTCGATCCAACCACGGGGCAGACTTATAAAATTCCGCAATTCACGGCGACGCAGACTTTGTCGCCTGATAATTCTTGGCTCTACAACAAGCAAAATCAAACCAGGCAGCTATTAGCAGACACGGCATTTAAGCAGGCTACACGTATTGCCGGCGTGCTTGGCACACCGTTTAACCCAAACACCGGAGCTCCGGCGCGAGGTAATGCCGCTGGTATTTCCGCCATACCGAAGGCCTCGACCTCGTTTGCAGGCGGAGGTGCGGTTCAGAAAAGTCTGGGGGCGCAGGGCGCCATTACCAAGGCTTACGGGCCGGCCGATAATTTCAGCGCCGACCGGCAGCGTGTCGAAGACAGCCTGATGGCGAGAATGAACCCGCAGTTGCAAATCGAGCAACAGCGCGTTCAACAGCAATTGTCGGACCAGGGTATCCGCTACGGCTCGCAAGCCTACAACGATGCCATGATGGATTATTCCCGGCAGGCGAACGACGCCAGGTATGGCGCCATCCAAAACGCCGGAGCAGAACAACAGCGCATGGTACAAGAAGCCGCGCAGCTGGCGGCATTTAAAAACGCGGCGCAGCAGCAGGGCTATGAACAAAGTCTTGGTGCGGGTCAGTTCACCAATGCAGCTCAGCAGCAACTGTTTGGTCAGAACGCGCAGCAAGCTCAGTTTCACAACCTCGGCCTGGCGCAGCAACTGCAACAGCAACAGGCTTTTTTCAACGCCTCACAAGCCGCGCGCGGATCTTACATGCAGGAGCAGTTCGCGACGCGCAACCAGCCGATGAACGAGATCTCTGCGTTGATGAGCGGAGCGCAAGTACAGCAGCCAAATTTCGTTAACACGCCAGGCGCGCAAATACCCACGACTGACATTGCGGGACTGATCAATCAGAACTTTGCCCAACAGTTCGGAAACTACCAACAGCAAAATCAGAACACCCAGTCACTGATCGGAGGCGTTCTGGGACTTGGCGCTGGCGCGATAAGAGCGTCCGACCGCCGCATGAAAGAGAACATCTCCAAGATTCT